GTAATAATATAAAGACCCATGTCATCGGCAAACTTTTTGCGTTTGCGTTCATTCCAATTATATGGAACTTCTCTTTGATCGCCAGTAACAGGATCAACGTAGAACATGCATTTTTTTAATTTATAGTGTTGTCTTTCTATAACTCTAATTGATCTTACCGCTTTTGCTTCTTCAGGGTTATTAGGGTAATCACTTGCATATTCTCCAGTGTAAGTATCCCCATATCTTTCTTCTTCATATTCAATTGAATCTGAACCTAAGGTTGATCCTACTTCTGCTATTATTCTTAATTTATCCGCTTTCTCTTGTCCATAGATTTCTTCTATATCATCTATGCTCATCCATTTAGTTTCAAAAATTTCATTCCAAGTTTTTGGATCATACTCTTTTGCATCTGGATCAATAATAATGTCAAGCGGGTCTTTAGGTGTAATTCTTACTTCACCTTGTATGTGATCAGAAAAATCTACTCTTACATCAAACCACCCTCTGTCTTGAATTAAACCATCAGAAAAAACTTGTGATTCTATCCAATCAAGTTTGTTGTTATCAGAAATCTGCATAAAAAGTTTTGTGAGTAGATCAGCAGTTTCCTGCATACCAGATCCCCGCGGTTTAAATTGTACATCTGCTCTTCGTGTACTTTGTTCACCAATAACCGTATTAATAGTGGGTAAAATTGTGTTGATTGTTAAAGCGGGTCGACCCTGGTCGTCTAACGTTGCTATATCAGCTTCGTCCCATTGTTCGCCGCGATAAAAAGCGTCGCACTGTTTTGCTATTTCAATATAGTCATCATGACCGTTGTCCCTGGCTCGTGTATAAGATTCCCATTGCCGACGGGCAATGTTTAGCTCTTCTGCTGCGTCCAGTTTCTTTTTAGGTTTTTTATACTCTGCCATTAAGCACTCATCGATGATTTATGTTTCTCGCCTTTAGTTAAATGTTTTAACTTATCTCTCCAAGATGGAACATGCTCCGGTCTTTCGTAGAAGGTAGCAAATTCTGTCATCATTAAACCTATCCATGCCAATGCATCGACTTGGTCATCATGGGCTCCATTTGGAAAACGTAAAAGTTCTGCAACCATGGTTCCAGTCCAAACAGCGTCCTTTGGAAAGTATACCATACCTTGTTGCATTCTACCTTGAATTGCACGTGCTCTTGCTTCTTTATCTCTACGACCTACTTTTAGGTCTTTAAAGTAAGCTTCGCTTAATCCCCGTTCTCTAGTACGTTTCTGCAAAAAGGGCCCCAAGGCCATTTCAATATGACCTCGTTCTATGCCTACTATACCCGGGCGCCAAGTTTCGTACAAGTCTAAAATTTGTTCTACTAATTCAAACCCATCATATTTTCCGCGAACGACATCAACAACAAATAAATTATCATATTCATCGACCCCGACAACAATACCAACTGAATAATCGTTCCGGTCACGTTGTCCGATCGCAAGGTCCCACGCGCAATAGTAATTAAGCTGTGCATATTCAATGTCTTCATCCTCATAATAACGAATCATGTCTCGGCTAAAATAATCGCCTTCGTCGGATACTGGATTCTGTTGATACAGAGCAGACCAATCTCGGGGACCGATGGCTTTCCTTATCTGCTCGAGCGCGTCCACATTATAACGCTCTGGATGTAAACTTTCACCATATTTTCTAAAAGTTTCATCAGTTTCTGCAATGGCTGGGTATTTAATTACTTCCCATTGGTCAGCACCTTCTTCTGCTTGTTTTAATAATCGACCAGCTAAATCATCGTCGTGCCATCTTGTGAGAATCACAAGTATTCCACCCCCTGGTGATAAACGTGTATAGGCAGTTGATGTATACCAATCCCAGGTCGCATCGCGGTTGTTATCTGATTCTGCATCTTCGCGGTTTTTTACCGGATCATCGATAACCATTACGTGTGCACCTTTACCAGTAATACCTCCACCAACACCCGCTGCAACATAACCACCACCTTGGGTCGTTTGCCACGATTCAATTGACTGAGAATCTTTATCCAGCCTAGCTTTTTCAAATACATTTTTATATACTGGTTCTCTAAGGAGTTGACGAACTTTTCTTGAAAAATTCATTGCAAGAGAACCTGAATACGAACAACTTATGAACTCGTGATTAGGATGTCGACCCAAGTGCCACGCAGGAAATGCAACACTGGCTAAAGTAGATTTACCGTGTCGCGGTGGCATAAAGAGCATCAACCTTGGTGATTCTTTATTTGCTACTTGCTCACTAAATTTTTCTAACCTTTGACAGATATCTTTGTGTACCCAGCCGGCTAAATAATCTGGATTAAAACGTTCAACAAATGGGAGTAACCTTTTACGTGCTAAGATTCTTTTTGCTAGTTCTTGTTCCGCTTTTACTTGTGCGGATAAGTCTTCTTGTTTCGCTTGAGCCGGTTCAGACTTCAACTGGGGCTCGGGAACTTTTTCAGCCTCGTCCGCCCTACAGTAAACACATATATCATCTAACAATATAAGGGTTTCATGATATAACCCTTTACATCTTTGGCATTCAATCTTTTGTGTCATTAGCTGGCTCTAAATATTTTGTATCTGCCCCTGCAATTCTTAGCAACTCTGCATCGGACAATCTTTCCAACTGTTCTACTTTATCCACATTAATATTTATTTGCGTTGCGTTCTCAGGCATAAATAGACCGTGGAGCTTGCACAACGAATCGACAACATTTTTTTCTTCAGTCGCGGTCGCCGATTTACGGTGCGCTTCTAAATACATTCCCGTTGCTGTGTTTCTATCAAACTTAACTTCTTCACGCATTTCATTACGTAAATAGGCCAGAGCTTTTTGTAATTTTTCTGTTTTAAATAAAGAGTAAACACGGTCTACATCTCTATAGCCCGCAGCTCTTCCAGCGGCAGCTTTTGTCATACCGCGTAAATGAACTAACACCAACCTTTCTTCTTGAACAGAAAGCTCGTTTAAGTGTAATCCGGCATAAGGCAGGTGGGATTGAAACTCCGCTCTATCCTGTTCGGTTATTTCTGTAGGTCTGTCTTCGTCTAATAAACGCATGTAAATGGAATTATATTAGTATTCTTCTCTATTTGTCACGATATTCTTGCACCACCAATAGAGCTCGTGATCATCGAGCACGTGTTTCATGATGTTTACTCTATAACAAACTAACTGTAAATTCATTTTGGTATATGGACCGTCGGGCTGGATTCGGTCAACGCTGGCATTAAAATCATGGTAGCCCCCACCTTTTCTCCACGTCATAATATTATTGGACAACGCACAACGGCCCTCTTGTTCTTGCCACAATTCAAAAAGATCTTCTGGCACAAGGTCCCATTCGCAAGTATCTTTGCGCTTGTTTTTTAGACTGTTGAAGATGTGCCGTAGAAAACGCTCGGGGTCCCCGCTCGATCTCCGTTGTCGAAGGTCGACGGTACACGTTTTGCAAACGTTACGTGGGTAAGTACCATTTCCAGATTTCAATTTCTCTTGGACAAATCTAGAAAGATCCAGTTCTTTTTTGCAGCGATCGCAAACTTTAGTTGTCATAAATTTTTTCTGAAAATTTTTTCTCAGAAATTTTTTTTGAAAATACTATACTATATCGCTGATTCATTGTCTCCCCCCTCGTCTCCAGCGCACCCCCTCTCCCTTTTTTCATTTTGGAACCTTGTTTCCGATTCATCGTCCTGGAACCTTGTTTCAATTTCCGCCGGCTCCTATCGTCGCTCGTCGGTGTGTTTATATGTTATGTAGTCAATGATGTCTACACATTTATGAGGAACATTATTATGTTAAACAAACTTATACAACTATCTGGTTCAGCTACAAGATCTGTCGTAGATCTATCCAAGAAAGTAGCAAGTAAATCTATCCCAACCGTGGCTCGTGTATCTACTGAGTTCGCTAAAGGATATACATCTAAAGACTGGAAACCTTCAGTCGTTATGCCTAAAGCTAAGCCAACATCTTCTGAAGAGTCAGGGGATGTTGGAGTATGTAACATCTGCACAGGGCCATACGTCGACGGTCAATGTTTAGAATATAAATGCTGGAGATAATTATGACTAATAAAATAGCTACACTACTATCATTCTTTATCTTTATTGTATCCGCCTTTTGGTTCTGTCTAATGACATTAGACG